CCCTACGGCAGACGAACGGGGCGGTACCCCAGAAGATGCGTATTCTTCGGCACGACCAACGAAGAAGAATTCCTGCGGGACCATACGGGAAACCGGCGTTTCTGGCCGGTGGAGTGCGGCGTACAGCAGCCGGCGAAAAGCGTATTTACGGAACTGGCGGCGAATGTGCCGCAGATCTGGGCAGAGGCACTCACACTGTGGCACAAAGGCGAAAAGCTGTATCTGCTGCCGGAGGTAGAGGCGTACGCAAAGCAGGCACAGGAAGAACACAGCGAGCACAGTGCGAAAGAGGGCGTTATCCGGGACTTTCTGGATCGGGAGATTCCGGAGGACTGGGAGAAACGGACGCTGTTTGAGCATAAGATGTACTGGGCGGGCGGCTTCGCCAATGACAAGGAAAAGACGAAACTGAAACGTCGGGAGCGGGTATGTGCTGTTGAGATCTGGTGCGAGGCGTTCGGCGGCGAGATCCGCTATTTCCGGAGGTCTGATGCGGCGGAGATCAACGCGATTCTGGCTAGGATCCCGGGGTGGGAAAGATGTAAATCCAATATGCGGTTCGGTGTCGTGTATGGCACGCAAAAAGGATTTTTACGGATACCCTAAACCGTCAACTTTCTCTTTTGCCGTCAACTATGGGAAAACATGGGAACTTTGACAGTTTGACAGAGAAGTTGACAGCAAAGTTGACGTAAAAACATCGTAACTGCGATATATTTTATTATTTGTCAACTTGTCAACTTTAATAGTAATAGAATATATAAAATAGGGGAATAGAGGAATATATAATATACCTAATACGCCTGATGCGTGTATGTATACGCGTGCGTGCGTGAGATCACAAAACGAAAGCGAGGATTGACATGGACGATGAAAAACAAGTGGAACGCTATCTTTGCCGCTGTGTACGGCGTATCGGCGGCAGGGCATACAAGTGGACGTCGCCGGGCTGCTGCGGCGTACCTGACCGTCTGGTATTTT